CCGGCCTCGCCGCTCGTCATGTGCGGGCCCGTTGTCAGGTCATCGTTCAGCAGGTAAACGCCCCGCCCCGCTTCGCGGACCAGAATCCGTCGAACGGTCCCCGCGATTCCCATGTGCATACACACTTCGGAATAGGGCATGAGAACCTCATAGGTTTCGCCCGGGAAAACGTCGATCATCTGGTTGTAGTCAGGCACCAGCATGGGTGTGATCCTTCGCGTGAAGAAAAGAAAAGCCCCCCGATGGAACGTCCACCGGGAGGCAGTCGAGTTACCCCATCGACCAATCAGGGGGACGAACGGCCTCGTCAGGCACCGCATTACGGTGCGACCGGGTTTCCCCGGTTTCGGCCTAGCCTCGCAGGCACAGTGCAATCTCGTGGAAGTCAACGTGCCGCACCCGGTAGGCAGGCACTTTCTTCACATGGATGACGTACTCCCGAATGGCCTCGGAAGCCTCGTCAAGGTCCGGGTAGTCGATCCGGTTGAAATCGTCGCAGACCCACTGGAAGATCATCGCCGTGAATCGGTTGGCGAAGCCCCATTCGACGCACAGTTCCTCACGCTCAACCCGCATTTCCGCCTTGAATTCAGCCGTTGTCATGTCAGCACCCTCAGTGTGTGAATCGAACAATCGAACCAGTGCGGTGAACGGGCATCGAACCCGTCAGGCTGCCGATCAGCCACCGCCACCAACCAGAGGCTCAAAGTCAGGTCCCCTGACTCAGCGTGTGTGTGAGGCTCACCGCTCGTCAGCCGCACAGAACCACCCGCAAGCGGCCTCCATGAAATCCAGCCGCCGGTTGGCAATCGCCCCCTCGTCGGTCATTTCCTTCGGAATGACCAGCCCGTCGATGTTGTTGGCGAACTCATATGCGTCCTGAATGTCGGTGAACCATGCCGCCACCAAGAACTCCCCGTTGACGTACTGCTCGACTGTGTGCATGACGTTGCTCCCTGAGTGTGCTGTGCCGCATCGACCACACTGGCCGTTGCCGACAACAACCAGAGGCTCAAAATCCCCTCCGGGGATTCCGGGCGCACACACACACGAAAGACAGCGCACACGCGAGGGCGGGGAAGACAGCGCGGGCCCATGACCGCAAACGCGCAGCCCGTGCAAGGAACCGCGCAAGCAAGGCCAGACCAGACCGCCGGAAGCCGCCGAAAACCGATCATCACCAAGGCCACTGCCAATCATCACCAAAGTGGTGAAGATGGTGAAGGTCAGCCGAAAAACCCCCAGAAATGGGGGAGGTTGGCCCTCGGTTCCAAGGGCCAACCGGGACTGCCACGCCATGCCCATGCCCGGGAATGCCCGTGTGGGGCCGTGGCTGCGGTTCTGCGGGGCTGCGGGCGGTCGCGGCTAGGGGCGGGCGGGCGAAGAATCGCGGGCCTGTGCGGGCTCATGCGGGCCCCGTGAGCCCCCCCCGCGTGTGAGCGTATATCTGTTAGTTCACCCCCTGAAACTTTTCCAACTTTGGGAATGTTGGTTACTTGCCAGTTTCCCGTCACAGTCCTGACCGTTTCCCGTCACGCTCTGACAGAAAGCCGTCATTTCATCCTCTCCAAGAGTTTGCGGAGCGTGGCGGCGCGACCCGGAAGCGAACCCACAATCGCAACGGCAACCGCCTCCTGCTCCTCTTCGGTGAGGGTGGGCTGGAAGTAGAGCGGAGCCAGAGGCAGCGGCTTGTCCTTGTCGCCAAACCTGCACTCATCGGCCATTGCTACTGCCTCTTCCTTCTGATGGGCTGCATAAGCCTCGTACACCGACACATCGTCAGGCGGGCCAATAGTCACGGCCCATGCCACTGGATCATTCACTGGGGTTTCTCCTTTTGGGGCAGTTCTTTGACTAGGGTGCATGGCAGTCTCTCTTGGAGGGCTTTGATGAAGGGGTGATCGTGGAGGGGCACGGGGTCATCGAACGCTGCTAGGAGTGCGGCCCGCTCCTCTGGGGAAATCATGTCTGTGTCCCCATATACAGCGAAGTGAACTAACTCAGCCTGAAACCGCATTATCTGCATGAGTTACGCGGCGGGCAATAGTTACGCGATCAAAGGATTGCCCGCCTCCCTGAGGGTGCTTGTAATCAACGTAGGTTCGTCTTCCCCCTCATGGAGATTCCCCATGCCTTTGCACAGGTCCGCTGCCTATCTCGCTATCAACACTGATGCTGACCGAGAGTCCGGTCGCCGTGGCTATCACGAACGTCGCCGGGTGCTGAAGCAGGACCCTCTTGCCTACAAGGCTTTCAAGGATCAGAAGGCGGCTTACATGAGGCAGTACCGGGCCAATCGCAAGGCCAAGGAAGCGGAGCAAAATCCGCCAGCCGGGACATAAATAGGGCATGGACCCTGCCCGCTTTGCCGTTGACCTGACATACGCGATGGTGTGCTACCTCGCTTTTGTCATTGGTGGCGTTGCGCTCGTAGGTGGGATTGCCGAGCTTGCGTTCCGTTGGAAAGAGTGGCGTGAGCGCAATCAAAAGTAGTTTCGGAGGGCGAGTCTGATGGCAGAGATGATCAGGAAGCTGGTGGGGGCCCTCCCGTACCGCATTCCCGATGATGCTGCCCGCTCTATTCGGCGGGCCAATCTTGAGGGTGCCTTTGGCAGCGGGCTTACGCCGCATCCCGCCAACATCCAGAAAGCGGATGCCCACACCATTGCTGGCACCCAACAGCACATTCAGGACACGAAGGATTACGGTTCGTGGCCGCTGATGCCGTTTGGGGCCACAACGGATGCCGTGGAGAACACTGGAACTGGCAGGGCGGCGCGTTTGGCAAACGACGTTATCTGGGACGATCTCACCCAGAACCATAACTACACGAACAAGCTGAACAACACCCTCACCGGAAGTGCCCCAACGGTGCGGTACAAAGGTTATCTCAGCACTGCCGCAGGGCTGGATAGCCGCGCCCCTGAGGCAATGGGGCACAGCATGGACACGGCAGTCACCCGCACCTCCCCGTGGAGGTTGCTCGACGGGATCACTGGTGACCGGGCCCAGAGCGACCGTGTACTCACCAGAATCAGGGACAGGAACCACCCGGACGGTACGGACGGCATGGGCGACGATGCTGCCGTGTACCACCTAGGCGACCTTGAAAAGGAATGGAAGCGTAAGTGGCTCATGTTCCGAGGGCTAACCCCCGAGAGCTTTGCCAATATGGACGGTGGTCAGGGGTTCGCTTCTGCGATCAACAAGCAGCTTTACCACAATGCTTTCATGGACCCGTACACGGTCGGTCGCGGCATGGACAGGGACGGCTTCAATGTCGGTCAGCATGAAGCAATCCATTCAATCCTTGATGGTGTCAATCCATCCCATAAGTGGCGGCAGTTTCAAGCTCTTCGCCCAGCCGTAACTGACAGGCAGCGGGAGCTTGGCCCCAAATCCGCCTATCTGGGCAGCAACGGGACAGAGTTGAGCAACCTGATGTTTCACCTGAAGCGTCAGACCGAAACGGTCAACCCGGGAATGCGGGACATCGGGCTCAACAAGAACACAGCGGACAACTTCATTGATTACGTCCGGCATTACGAGGCCACGGGTGCCGATCCCATGATCAACCTCCCGGGCCACCGGCAGTTCGACCAGCCCGCCCACGGCTACGACAAGGCAATGGAGAAGCTGCAAGAGATCATTGATGCCGCCGGGAAAGACGGCTTGCATGACATCAAGGACATGAACTTCAAGACTGGTGCCACCAATCCCAGCCTACGAACGGCCCTACTCGCATGACACCTGAAGAAGCACTTCGCCACGCTTACGCCCAAGACATTGCCCGGTTGCCCCCGGAGCAACAGCTTCGATTCAATGCCGAAGCTATGGCGGCTGCCCACGCGGCTGGCAAGCAGCACCCGCAGCTTGATGACTTCAAGTATTACCGGCAGGTGGGCCACCCGAGCTACCAGCCTCAAGATGACGATGAGCGGGCCCTTCAGGATCAGATGCTCAGTGGGTATACCGGGAAGGGCTGGACTCCCGAGCAATCGAAAGCTCTTGGCAGGACCCCGGAGTCCTACGAGTTCTCGCCGGGAGGTCAGTACCTCGACCAGCTTGAGAACCGCAACCGGCTCTATGACTCCATTGCCCCGCAGCAAGCGGACAACAGTTGGCTCCCCAGCGCGGCAGCATGGGCTGGCGGCACTCCAAGCAAGCTGAATGAGGGCTATGCCAAGAATTACGCACAACAGGTAGGCCGGACTCACGCCTACATCCCGGGTTCCGGCCCCGGCACCATGTTCCCCGGCATCCCAGAAGGTGGTGTTCAGGAGCTTTGGAACCCCGAGAACTTCGTTGGCAGCTTCACGACCAAGATGGGTGGAGTGGTTTCGGACGGCATGAGCCAACTTGGGACGGCGATCCTCAGAACTACAGACCCAACTGCGGCTATGGGTAATGCGGCAGTTCGTTCGCAGGGTTCCGACTTCTTCCGCACCAACCCTGTATTGGCCAAGGACAATGGCTGGAGGGGCAATGACGGTCTGATCCAGCAAGGTCAGAATGCTTGGTACGGCTCAGAGGGGATGAGTGCCGGGGATACCTTTCGGGGTGCCATCGGAAACAGAATCCTTCCAGAACACATGAAGGGTCAAGTCCCATATATCCAGCCCTTGATCAACGCGGCTCTCAGTTTCGGCAACGGAATGCTCGACGGCACTGGGTTCGTTGGTTCCCACAAGGCCATTCCCAATGCAGTTCGGGGTGTGGCTGGTGCCGCTGCAAGGACCGGAGTCCCCGGCGTGGCGAAATTTGCCCAGAGTACAGCCGATGACATTGCCAAAAACCTTGTCGCCAATCCCACTGCGGGCGGCAGAATTGCCCACCACATCAAGGACGAGGCGGCTGATGTAACCAACGCAGTTGAGCTAGGTGCTGAGTTACTTGGTGGTGACACCCGCAGCAACAGCAAGTGGGAAGCCGATCAGCAACAGCGTGATAAAACCCGCGACCAATCGTTCAAGGTGCTGGAAAACCTCAACAGCCAGATCGTTCGCCCCCAGACAACTGTAACCAAAATGGGTAACGCAATCGCACCGGCTGGCAATGCTGCCTATGGTGCTGGCAGTTGGTTGCGCGGATTAATCTCCAAGTAACTATTGCCCGCCGCCAGACCCTTGACACAATTCGGTGGTCTTACTTCTTAAATGGAGGCCACCATGTCAGAAGACATTGAGCAAGATTCCATTCCAGTTGAGAATGATGTTCCTGTTGCGGAGCCGCAGCCGGAACAATCCCCACAGGCTGAAGTCGCATACTCGCCGTGGGACGGTTTCAAGCAACTGCCCCAGTTCCAAGGGCAGGATGATCGGGCAATAGCGGCAAGCCTGTATCAGTCGATGCAGCGTGAGCAAGCTGCTTCCCGACAGTTGCAGCAATACGTTTCGATTATGCCGATTGCTCAGGAGTACCTCTCCAAGCGGCCTGACTTTGAGAAATGGATGGCTGCCCAGCAGCAGCAAGCTCAACAGCCCCAGCAGCAGGCTCCCCAGCAAGCTGCCCCTCAGGCCAAGAAGTGGTGGAACCCTCCAGAACTGAAGGATTCCTACAAGCGTTACCTCACCAAGGACGAGAATGGCCGGGATGTAATCCACCCGGACGCTCCGTATGACGCGAAGCTGGCTCTCTCTGAGTGGCAGAACTATCGGGCTGACTTTGCCCAGAAGTTCCTGAGCAATCCCGAGGATGCCCTTGGTCCAATGGTTGCTGAATTGGCTCAAAAACAGGCACAAGAGATCGTTCAGCAACAGCTTGAGTCCCGTGATCGGGAGAGCTTTGTAACCAACTTTGAGAAGGAAAACGCCGATTGGTTGTTCGACCAAAACACAGGTAGCGTTTCACCAGCGGGCTTACTACTCCATAAATATGTTGACGAAGCAATGTCAAAAGGTATTCCGCCCGGTAAGCCCCGGGCTGATTACGCAGTTGAGAAGGTCGAGCTTGAGTTGTTCCGGCAACGGTACGCTCAAGAATCCGCTCCTCCCCAGCCGCAGTATCAGCCCCAGCCGCCGCAAGCGGAGCCAGTGCAGCAGGCCCCAGTGCCCCAAGCACCAGCACCTCAAGACCTTGCCGCCCAGAACATGAACTATCTGCGCCGTGAAGCCAGCCGGAATCCAAGCCGGTCAGCCGGTGCCGCCAACAACGATCCGAGACAGCCGAAGCAGAAACTGACGTTTGAACAAATGTTGGCGGAAAACCTTAATGCCGCCGGTTACATCTGACCAAGGAGAGCCAAATGGCTAATAGCACTGACTGGGCCCGGGTAATTCAGACTACCATCCAGAACTACCTTCGGGAGACTGAACAGACCACGTTCCGTCGCTTCAAGGTCTTCGCCATGCTGGAAGGTTCCGGCAATGTGGTGATGAACAGTGCAGGTCTTAATCTCAACTGGCAGGTCCGTATGCGGAACCAGCCCGTGAGTGGTAACAACGGTGAGACTCCGCGAGTCTTCGCTCGACAGAATCTCTTCTCGACCGCGACCCTCCCGTACCGTGGCTATCAGGTCACGGACTCGATTTTCAAGCGTGAAATGCTCGAAAATCGCGGTCAGGCTGCACTCATCAACGTGGCCGGTGGTATGGCGACCCGACTGGAAGAGTCGATGAGCCAGCACCTCGCAAAGGAAATCTACATCGACGGTAACAAGGCGGGTAACGAACTTCGTTTCCACGGTCTTGAGTCGATGTTCGCGGTCGATGGTACGGTCAGCATCGTTGACGGCACCAAGCGGGCTGCCAACGCTGACGATCCCTTCGGCTGGCCTGCGGACAACTACGCTGGTCTGAACACGGGCCTTGGTGCTGTGGCTGGTTCGCAGCTTGAGGGTTCGTGGCCGAACGGTGTTGCCGACCCGGAATATGACCACTGGTCGCCAATCGTGGTGAACTACACCAGCAAGTATTTCAAGGGAAAGAACTCCGCTGGTGCTGACTCCTTCACATGGCAGGATCAGTGCGTTCAGGCTGTGCGCGAGGGCATTCAACAGGCCAAGCGTAATGATACCAAGGAGAGCCAGATCGACATGGTTGTCCTTGATCGGAAGTTGTACATCGACTACATGAACAAGCTCGACTCCAAGGAGCGGGCCCTCATCAGTAGTAACACGGGCCTGAAGCTGTACGGATTTAAGGACGCATTCCAGCAGGACGGTGTGGACATCACGACCGAATACAGTGTACCTCTGAACACTGGGTACGGTCTGTCCATCGCCAACATGGAACTGTACTGCATGGAAGGGAACCTCCTGACAAGCGAGGGACCATTCTATAATGAGGATACACAGGCGTACAGGTACGTCGTGAGCGTTCTTGGCAACATCAAGCTGAAAAGTCCGCGTAATTTCTTCAAGTTGCAGGCCATTGCCTGATCCCAGCACCCCTAGGAAAGTAGAGCAATCATGCCCATTCTGAATAGCGATCCTTGGTTTGGCCGGGGTCAGACTCTTGGTGTTACTGTCCCCGAACAGGGCGGTGCTGTAACGGGTTCCGTGAAGGTGTTCACCGACACTGATCCCCGGACCAGCAATGCCGGTGTCTTCCTGAGCAATCGTCCTGTCACCTGCGTGGCTGTCCGCAACACCAGTGGGGCTCCCCTGCTCCCCGGCGCGGTGGTCAAGTTCAAGAAGGCTGCCATCCTTGACGAGGTGGACGGTGTGGCTGCGGCGGTTGCTGATGCCCCGCTGGGCGTCGTGGACGAGTACCTGCCGCCGGTTGGTGTCGCCAATGGCGATGTCTTCTGGCTGGTTGTCTCGGGTCCGGCTGCGGTCACGACTGCGGCCACCCTTGCGGCTGGTGCCTTCGTGACGGCGACGGCTGGTGCTGCGGCGACCGGGACGGCTGCCAATGCCATCGGGGTTGTGATCTCGGCCCCTGCCAACGGCAAGGTGCGGACGCTCCTCAACACCGGCTTCGGCCATTCGGCTGCCTAACCGGGAGAATGGCATCCCTAGCAACCATCGCTGGGCGGTTGGCCATTCTGGTTGGTGTGCTGACGATCATTGCTGGCTGGCGGGAAGAGCCCAAAACTCCCCGCCAGCCAGTTCCATTTAAGCCGTATCCGATCAAGGTCCCAACACAAGTCCGGCCCCCAGACCCGATCCCGACTACCCCTAAAACTGTGTCGGTGCTGGCAAAGCCGGACCTGTCCTTCGTTACCAACGTCTGCCCGCCCCTCAGGAAGCCCACTCCGCAGAAGTGCGAGATTCTGACTGACCTCTACTGCCGACTGGAGAACCCTCACTACTGGGCTGATCCAACTGAACCCGGTGATCTGGTGACTTGGGCCCATGAGATGGCCCACGGGGCTTCCAACCGGCTTCACGCCAGCACGATCAAGCACGGCATCTATCTGGGCAATGGCAAGGGAGTAGTTCTCAAGCACCCCAAGGTCACCATCGAAGAGGTAGCCAACTCAGTTCCCAAGGATCAGCGTGGCCCTATCTTCAAGCTCTACATGGTGGAGCAACGCAAAGACTGGAATAAGAGCCCTGCATATCTGTTGGACGAGTGGAATGCCTACATCGTAGGAACGATTGCCCGCCGCCAGTTGGGGTGGGATAAAAGAAAAGAGACAGAAGACTTCGCCAGAGAGATGGAGCGTTACTGTCGGGTGATGCTGGCGGTGGTTCAAAAGCGGGACCCTGAGTACCCGGACCTCCATCACCTCAAGAACTTCATTAACTGGCAATCTGAGCGGTTTGACCAAATAGTCAAAGGGAATGACAAATGAGCCTGACCGACCCACAGAGCCTGATCCTCTTGGTAGGCGTGTTGTTGCTGGCATCCCCGGCGGTGGTAGGAAGTGCAGTCCTGTGGATCAAAAGCCTTCTCTACAAGAACTCCATCCAAGAGGATGCCCAGATCAACACCGTGGTGCAGTTGCTCCAGTTGAAGAACAGGCTGGAGAAAGAGGGCTGCACAGTGGCTTCCGACTCCACCAAAGACCTAGTGTTCGCCCTCGTCTACGGAGAGAAGCCCAAGAAGGACTGAACGATGAGGTGGGCGAAAGGACTATTTGGAGCGGCTCTCGTCCTCTTCGCCCTATACGGGATCAAGAGGTTTGTGGCCCCGCCCCCTGCCCCGCCCCCGAAGATCGTCACCAAGCTCATTGTCGGCAATCAGTTTGAGGTTGAGGTAGTAAGGCTGACAAACCTAGAGCGAACCCGAAGAGGGCTTCAGCCGTTGAAGGTAAACAGCAAGATGATGGCCGACGCCCACCAATGGTCCGTTATTCAATCCAACTCCCGAATGCACCATTCCAAGATGGGGTACGGAGAGAACGTAGCGTGGAATCAGAAGTCCCCCAGCGAAGTAGTCCAAGTCTGGATGAACAGCCGGGGGCACAGAGCAAACATACTAAATGGTCGGTACACCGAGATCGGTGCTGGCTATGCGCGTGGGGCCCGTGGCCCTATGTGGACCCAAGTCTTCAGATAGTCCCTTTCCCCCCGGAGTAACTCCCATGAAGAAGTACATCGTGTTTGCAATCGCCCTCCTGCTTGGCTGTCTGGCCATCCCCGTGGTCGAACCGGCCAAGGCTGGTAGCTGCCATGGCTCCAAGAAGACCCCGGCTGCCCCCGTGGCTGTCGAGGTCGATCAGGAAGTCGTTGTCGGTCCCGGCATCGTCGTGAAGGAAAAGGTCGAGGTCGATGGCCCCGGCAACGTCACCGTCACCGAAGAGGTGGTGGTTGGTGAAGGCGGCGGCAGCGGCCCGGTCGGTGTCCATGCCGCCAAGAAGGCTGCCCGTAAGGTCAAAAGGGCCACCATCGCGGAAGCTAAGGCCGACCGGAAGGCTGCCCGTGCTGCCAAGAAAGAGGCCAATGCAGAGTTTGAGGCCGGTGCTGAAGAGGCTGTCCGCGAGGCTTACAGCAAGTAGTTCGCATCACCCCGGGGGGCCATGCTACCGGCGCATGGTCCCCCGGGGAGCCGGACCCGCCATCTTTTCACAGGAACACCAACCATGCCAATGACACCTGATATGGGGCCCAGCCGCCGCCAGCAGTACCTGCAAGCCCAAGGGCAGTCGCCAGAAGACCGCATCAGGGCATTGATGCAGGGCCTTGGCGGTGAAGTGGCAGGTGCGGCAGATGCGGCAGGCGACTTCATCCAGAACATGCCGTTCAAGATTGGCAATGTGACTCCCGGCCCGCTTCTTGAGCGAGGGCCTTACGTCCCCAAGCCGAATGATGGCCCATACATCCAAGAGATGCAGGCCCCCCCCAAGAAGAACAACAACGGCGGCTACGGCTTTCTCCGACAGGAAACAGACGAGGAGTATGCCCGCCGCAAGGGAAGAGAGAACGGGATCGAATGAGCGACATCATCCGAAAACTCCTCGACTCTCGCCTGCCATCTGATGCGGTGGCTGGGCTGGGGAACTTCCTCACTGGTCAGTCTGTTGGCGACCTGATGGCCCGACAGGACGGTCAGCCAACTGAGGAAGAGAGCCCTCTTGTGAAGCTCCAGAAGATGGCTGCGGGAATCAGACCTGACCCAAGCGCGTCTTCCCTCCAGCTTGATAGGTGAAGCATGGAAGAAGTGGACATCCCAGACGTTCAGCCTGACGGCCCTATAGCAAGTAGCCGTGCCTGTGAGGCGTGTGGCATCGTCAAGCCGCTCGACCGTCGCAGGTGGCCTCTTGTCCCCGGAACCCAGCACACTCTCCAGCCGATCTGCAAAGCCTGCTACAAGCTGGTCAAGCACCGGCAGAAGATTGAGACAACCTCCCGGCGGGCGGCGGAAGCGTTCATGCAGGCCCCGCTTGTCCGCAAGGGCGGCAGCAACATCCCCCACTCCACTGAGTTGCTGGAGTCGATCTACGGACTCTTTGGTGGTGTCAACGGTCTGGCCAACGAACTGGCCCACACCTACCACTCAGCCCCACCGGGCGGGCGTATCCGCACCAGCATTCTGGAGACTGTGGTCAGGCTCACGAACAACGTGGCGGATAGCGGGGCAGTCCAGAAGCCGGTCAGCTTGATGACCGATGACGAGCTAGAGGCACGGCTTGCCCAGAAGATTGCTCTGGCTGCGGAGTCCCAGAAGAATCTGGACTACCTGAACCAGTCCACTGAGGTGGAAATCCCGGCTGGGATGATTCAGGCCAACCAGATTCCCGTGGCCGAGATAGAGCAGGCCATGAACATGAGCCGCCTTGTGGAGGTCCCACATGGCGAACCCTCTTGATAATGTCTCGCAGCACTCCAGACAGGAGATGCTCGACCTACAGAGGGAGTTGGCATCCCGCCAGCTTGAGTCTGTCAGGCTCTATCGACCCAATGCCAACCAGCAACCCTTCCATGACTGCATGGCTTCAGAGCGTGTTGTGCTGGGGGGAAATCGGAGCGGCAAGACTACGGCTGCCATGCTGGAGTTCGCGTGGGCTGTAACCGGGACGCACCCCATTGAAGGGAAGTACCCGAAGGAAAACGGCACAGCGGTGGTTGTGGGGGCCGACTGGCGGCACATCGGGATGGTGTGCGTGAGGGGCTTATTCAAGGCAGGGGCATTTAAGATCATCCAAGACCCCGATACTAAAGAGTGGCGGGCGTATGACCCGGTTGCGGACAAGGCCCGGGAGTCCGAGGCCAAGCCCTCCCCGCCCCTGATTCCGCCCCGGATGATCAAGAACATTAGCTGGGTTCTGAAGTCCGCAGGGTATATGCAGTCCTGCGAGTTGACCAACGGATGGCAAATCTACTTCTTCTCGTCTGAGGGTGATCCTCCACAGGGCTACCGTGCCCATCTTGCTTGGATTGACGAGGACTTGGCTTCCGAAAGCACTTGGCTGGCTGAGTTACAAGCTCGTCTTGCTGACTACAAAGGGCGGCTGGTGTGGTCGGCAACCCCGCACTCCAAGAATGACGCGCTCTTTGGCCTGTGCGAACGGGCTGACAAGGCGGCAGAGGAAGGGCATGACAACCCCAAGAAGTTCGTCCTGCGGTTCCTCGACAACGAACACATCTCCAAGGAAGCCCGTGCCCTAGCTGTGGAACAGTGGGCCGCACAGGGCGAGGAAGTCCTGAGGATGAGAGCGGAGGGTGAGTTCACCTTCGACTCCGTTCTCATGTACGGCAGTTTCAACATGGGAGTCCACGGCTTTTCCCGCAAGGAACTGCCTGACGGCCAGATTCCCGCAGACTGGTGCAGGTATGCGGCCATCGACCCGGGCCATGCCATCTGTGCGGTGATGTTCGCGGCCATCCCACCGTCTGGGGACTTCGTTCTCCTCTATGACGAACTGTACATCCCCAACTGTTCCGCCGTGGTATTTGCCGAGAAGTTCGCCAACAAGCTGGCAGGGCAGCCCCAATTTTACGCCTTTATCATAGATTCGCATGGTGCCCGCCTGACAGACATTGGCGGTGGAAAGTCCCCGGGCCAACAGTACGCGGAGCAGCTTGAGTTACTGGGGGTGCGGTCAAAGGCCACCGGCTCGTCTTTCATGCACGGCAGCGATGACATCATGGCTGGCATAGAGAGCGTCCGTAATGCCATGCACATCCGGTCGAAGGGAACTCCCTACCTCCGGGTCCTTGAAGGTGCCATGCCCAACTTCATCCGAGAGATCAAGCGGTACAAGCGGCAGTCAACAGTGGTGGGTGGTCACAGCATCGTCCTCGACAAGCCGCACCCACGGTCTGTCTCCCACTTAATGGACTGTATGCGTTACCTCATGGCTGCGGAAATGAAGTACCACAAGCCTGAAGCCAAGGCAGAGAAGGCATGGTGGGAAGACTGGATAGCCCGCAGGCGCAAAGCGAGGGGCGAAGATGCCAGCGTGGTGTATCTGACACCTGCGAGTTACACGACACAAACTTACGTCGCGTAACCATTGCCCGCCCACAAGGGACCGATACGCTACTGCCAGTCCCTTTTTACATTGGAGGCAACCATGTATTCGATGCCCGAGGTGGCGGTTGGTGATCAGGTCTTTTGGCATGACGATCCGCTGAATTCTTCTCCACCCAGCTTGGGGTGGTGTATTCAGAAGGGCCGGGAAACCATCTCCGTACTGGTGTTCTCAGAGAACTCCGGTTTCGTTGAGAAGAAGTCGGTTCGTTACAAGGATGATCCGTTCTGGAAAGAGAACGAGATGGCCGGTAACTGGACCCAGTGGGGCTGTTTCACGCTGCATCCGCACACCGAAACCCTCAAGGAAATCCGTGGCTTCTTGACAAAGCTCAAGATGGCCGAGGCCCGCACCCCTGTGGAGGAGCCTGTTCGCCGTGGCCCCGGTCGCCCGCCCAAGGTGGAAGTGGAGGTGGCCGAATGAGTCGCCTTCTTACGGCTTTCACGATGTGTTTGATCTTGACGGGGGTGGCTCACGCAAAGCCCCGTCGCCAGTACCAGCAAGGTCAGCCGGTCCAGAACATGGTCAGGGCGGCTACCAACACCGCTCAGGGTGTGGCTGAAGCCTGTGCCCGCATGGGGCGGCTCCAGCACCTTGGTGGTAACTCTGGCCCAGAGGGGTTGGGCATGGGCTCTTCTCCTGACGCTGCCTACCGGAACTGTTGCTTTGCCAACAGCGGTATGCCGGACGTTGACGTTGGTTACGCACAAGGCCCAAGCGGTCAGTGGTACTGTTGTCGCAGATACGGGGGGAAGTGATGGACGAGAACCTTGACCCAGACGTTCCGATGGCCGGTGGTGACCCCAGCCAACTGGCTGATCCGCCGCCGGATGTGGTCCCCCAGAGGCAGATGGAAGATGCCCTCAGAAGCATCTCCACCGGCTGGCTCAAGAAGCTGGAGCTTGCCCGCAAGGCAAAGAAGGCTTTCTCCGAGGATGCCCGGGAAGCGATGAACTTCTTCGACGGTGGGGAGAACTTCTTCTGGAAAGAGGGTGCGGCCCCTTACTCCAAGATTTCTCCCCCCAGCTTTCGGATGACTGTGAATCGGGCGTTTGAGGCTGTAAAGCTCATTGGCTCAGTTATCTATGCCCGCAACCCTGTGCGGACGGTTACAGCCAAGAAGTTCCCTGCCGTCCCGCCTGAGGCTGTTGGCATTGATGCAAGCCAGCCGCCTCAGATGGACCCGATGACTGGTCAGCCGATGCTGCCCCCGGAGGTCGAGCAGTACGTTCAGGCCAGCCAACAGATCGGCATGGTCGAGAAGCAGCGGGATGCCTTCTCCGAGATCGTCAGTGCCTATTTGAACTACACCCCCGGCCAGTTGAACTTGAAGGAACACACTCGCAAGGTGGTGGACGAGGGCATCCTCAAGGGGATGGGTGTCTGGTGGACCGAACTGATTGAGATGGGCGGCGAGGACGGCCCGCCGGTTGGGCTCATCGGCTCCTTCCATGATTCCGTGGACAACCTGCTTCTGGACCCGGACGCTGACGAACAGGAAGACATCCTGTGGTGCGCCCGCCG